ATAAAGATATTATTATCCAAGCCAAAGAAATGGAAAAGGAGCAGATCATCAATTCATATAATCAATCGTGGCATTTTAGAGATAAGCCATACGAAACAGCAGAACAATACTACAACGAAACATTTGGAGGTAAAGATGAATAAGCAAAGAACGGCAGTAGAGCTAATTATAGCAGATTTAGATACTGAATGCAAATCAAGAGGTATGAATGTGAATTGGGATATGTATTTACAACTTGAAAAAAGCCTAATAATTAAATCAGCAGCAAGAGGTTATTTAGCAGCAGCATATTCTTATAGCGAAAGATTTAAACTTGAGGATGGTAAAGATTATGGAGAACAATACTACAACGAAACATTTGGGAAACTATAATATGACAAACAAAATGAAAACAAACAAAACTCCAGTAGAAGAATTTGCATTTTCTCTTTATGAAGAAGGTTTATTGAAAGGTAATGGCGATTCAATTCAAGATACTTTGGAAATTTATAAAGAATACGAAAAGCAAGTAATAATCAAAGCAGCAGCAAGAGGTTATTTAGCAATGGCTGAAAGAGTTAATCTTGAGGAGGCTAAAGAATATGGCGAAGAATATTACAATAATTGTTTTGGAAAATAATTTCCAATTTTAGCCTTATGGTGGAAAAAATAGGCGCAAAGCAAGAAAAATAGGCGCAATGGTGGAATAAAATAACTTTGTAGCTCAAAAGTGAGCCGCATTGATACGTATTTATTCGAATAATGAGCCATAAAAAGGATAAATAATGTAATTTAGTGACTTTAATAACCAGTTAAGTGTCACAATTTTTAAAATAATAGTGACAATGCAGAAGCACATTAAAGTTTATTTCAATCATTACGGCTTAGACGAACATTCGTTTATTGCCTGCGAAGTATGCAAAGCAAAAGCGGTCGACATCCATCACATTGTGTTTAGGTCTAAGTTCGGCAAGAAGACAAAAGACCAACAAGACGCAATTGAAAACTTAATTGCACTTTGCAGGGAATGCCACAACAAAGCACACGACAACAAACTGACTAAAGAATGGCTATTGGAATTGCACACATCAAACCTCTAAGCGTTAACAAAGCATGGCAAGGGAAACGATTTAAGTCTCCAGAGTACAAAGTCTATGAAACGCAAATGCTTTTGACACTAAAGCCAATGCAACTGCCAGAGCCGCCATACCAAATTGACTTTGAGTTTGGATTCAGCAACAAAGCATCGGACATAGACAACCCAATGAAACCATTTTTGGATATATTGCAAAAAAAGTATAATTTTGATGACGCAAACGTCTATAAAATAGTGATAGTCAAAACAATAGTTGCCAAAGGGAGCGAGTTTATTAAGTTTGAAATAAAAACACTAACGTAAACGGCTGAATTTTAGTAAATTATAGCATTCAATTTTTACAATACTTGTCATGAACATAAAAATAAGCGACAAAGAGTTTTTAGCAATACTGAGAGAAAACGCAGGACTATTTTCGAGGACTGCAAAAGCTATTGAAAAGCAATTCAAAATAGATTACACAAGGCAAGCGGTCAGAGAGCGAGCATTAAAATTCCCAGAGGAACTAATTGACATCCGAGAGCAAAACATTGATGTGGCCGAAGATGGTTTGTTTAGTCTTATGAAGTCAGACAATGACAACGTAAAGATGCGAGCAATCGAATTATATTTGAAAACCATTGGCAAAGCCAGAGGATATGTCGAAAAGGTCGAGCAACAAATCACTGGGGGCATGGACAACACATTGGAAATAAAGATTGTCAAAACCGAGTTCCCGATAAGGTCAACAGAAAACGATGTTTGAGACAACTGAGTTATTTGAAGCTAATATAACGGCCGAGACTAAAATCATAATCAATCAAGGCGGGACATGGTCTGGAAAAACTTATTCTATTTTGCAGGCGCTTGCCTATTTTGCATTGACAGACCCAAACTCACTAATCACAATCGTTGGTCAAGACATTCCGAATTTAAAAGCAGGAGCGCTCAGAGACTTTCAAAACATCATTTCAGACAATCCAATTGTTGACGCTCAGATAAGCGACTATAATAAATCCGACAGAATTTACAAGTTTGTTAATGGCTCAATGATTGAGTTTAAGTCTTATGATAATTCGCAGGATGCTAAGTCTGGAAAGCGAGACTATTTGTTTTTAAATGAGGCCAATGGTATTGACAGACAGATTGCAAAGCAATTATTGCTTAGAACAAAGAAAAAAGCATTTATTGATTTCAATCCAGATGCTGAGTTTTGGGTGCATGAAGACTATTTGAACAATCCGACCGCAAAGTTTATTTATTCCGACCACAGAAACAATCCCTTTGTCCCGAATGAGAATAGAGCCGAAATTGAGGCGCTTAAAGACATCGACATTGAATTGTGGAAAGTCTATGCAAGGGGAATCACTGGACGCATTGAGGGTCTTATTTACCGCAATTGGACGATAGGAAATTCATTCCCAGAGGTTGACTATGTTTACGGCTTAGACTTTGGTTATAACCATCCCACGACACTGGTCAAATGTGGATGGGACGAAAACAAATTCTATCTGGAAGAGGTCATCTATGAAAGCGGACTGACAACGGCTGACTTAATCGAAAAAATGCAGAAACTAAACATTGGCCAAAAAGAAATATTTGCCGATGCTGCGAGACCAGACACAATCGAGGAACTTTATAGAGCAGGATTTAACGTCTTTAGTGCGGATAAGTCGGTCAAAGATGGGATTAACACACTAAAGGCAAGGCCGATTATATTGGTTGACTCTCCAAATGGAGTCAAAGAATTCAAAACCTATAAATGGAAAACAGATAAGAACGGCAAAGCAATTGACGAACCAGTCAAGTTCAATGATGACTTTTGCGATGCTGCCAGATACGGCATATTTAATGGCACAAAATCCCACACAAAAAAAATATCATGGTTTTAGTTAACATCGACAAAGAATATCAGTTCCCAACTCAGTTGGACGAAATCACATTGAGGCATTTTATTGACTTGCAAAACTTATTGCATGAGGAAAAATACAATGAAGCGGTCATGCTTATGTCTGGAATCAGTGAGGACATTTACGACAAAATAAGTTTGAACGGCAAATTGGAATTAACTGGGTTGGCTCAGATGTTAGTCAATGGCGAAATCCTTATGGTTGGCGAGCGATTAGATTTATACGAAATAATGGCTTGTCCGATTGGACAATTCGAAGACTGGAAAGCAACGATTGCAGAATTTAAGGATTGCGAGTGGAAAGCATTGCCATTTTTATGCTTGTTAGAAACTGGCGAATATAACTACGACACCAGAACAAACAAACGATATTTGGAATATCTAAACTTGCCCGCATCTGTTGCACTTTTTTACCAAAACAAAGTGAATGAGCAATTTGCAGATGTTCACAATAAATTCTTACCTTTGTTTGAGAGCGAGTTAGAGGACATTCAATTAGAAGCGGGAGTTCAAAGTCTTAATCAGTTTGGCGGTTATGGCACATTGGTGCAATTGGCAGACGGCGTTTATAAAGACATTGAAGTCGTGAGCAAAACAAGCGTTGCTGAGGCATACACTTTTTTGACTTACAAGAAGATTGAAAGAACATATTTGCAGAATTTAGAAAAATTAAGACGTGAACAAATTAATCGAAATATTCAAGAATAAAGCCGAGCAGACTTACACGTTCGGCAATGGAACGTTTAATGAATTGAACGCCCAGTCGAATATCAAATATCCGCTTATCTGGATGCTATTCCCTTTGAGCGTAACTAACAATTCGACAAATAACATTATTGTGTCGCAGACTTATTCGTTTAACCTGCAATTTATCACATCGGGGTCGCTTACAGATAAGCAATCAAAAATGAATAGCCATTTCGACCAATTGAACAAAATAATGGTTGGATATATTCAGTCAATGCAAATAGAGAACGAAGATTTGGAGAGGGATGCAATGACATTTGGGCAAGCAACAATGATTAACAAAAAGCAGGACAATGTTCACTATGGGTGGTCGGTTGCGGTATCGGTAACATTGCCAATTGATTCAAGTTTGTGTTGTGATTTATTTGCATGATAGATTTAACAAACACACTGGCTGAATTTAACAAGCTGAATGAGGCGCTTGTAACTGCATTGAATAAAGCGGGGACATTGTCTGACTCGCATGAAGTTGTTTTGACAACAGAAAACACCAGAAGTCAAGTTGCTATCATGGCAAACGATTATTGGTTTTGGCAGAATAAAGGCAGGGACATTACAAAAGAGGGAAACTATCCCGCACTGGTAAGGCCAAAGATTGATGAGTGGGTTAAGAAGTTGCCAGATTGGTATGCAAAAGATAAAAAAGACGGCTCAAAGGGTAAAAAATTAACTAAGGATGAGCAAGCGTTTTTGGTTACAAGAAAAATACACAAAGAGGGATATAAGGGGAATTTTTACGTTGACAAAACAATCCCAAATTTTGAAGACGCAATAAATAAAGCGGTATTTGAGGACATACAAAATTATTTTAACAATGAGTTTAACAATTGAATTAGAGGCTAACACCTACAATGCCGTTTACAATCCAATCACTTACGAATTTAGTTCGGATGTGGCTGCCGATTTTACTATTGGTTCCGAGCAGGAAGCTGATGGCTTTACAAATAATAATGGATTTGTTCAATTATTGAATTCGTCTTCTCATGGATTATTGCAAGGCGATTATATAACAATTTCACAAGACGGCGGCATTGCAGGATTAGCAGGAATTTGGATTGTAACTAAGGTAATTGATGGGGATAATTTTGTAATCAATGCGCCATATACAATTGCACCAACCTCTCCAGTTTTTTATTTTAAATACCTAAACAATTATAATGCTATTATTAGAGTGTACGGCTATTTTGAATGTTTGACAAATTATGGATTGATTGCAAAAATACAATTGAAGCCATATTTTAAAGATGGGTTTTGTTGGTTTTCAATAGACATTTCAGATATTTTAAAAGATTTCAACGCAAGTTGTAACACAACAGAGGGGATGACATCAAATTTATTCCCTTTAGTTAGTCCGCCAATAATTCAAAGCAATTTCAATTCATTTATTAAATACTACATTAGCTATGCTGAGGGATTTGACAATCCAGTTGGCAACGAGGCTGAATATATCGAAACGGGTTCATCTGATTTATAAACTATGCCTACAATATACAACACATCAAACGCAGCACTGCAATACAACGAAGACAATGACATGGTTGGTTACATTGTCAATGATACGTCAGTAACTGGTATTAAGTTTTTAACCGAAGCGCCATTGACCAGACAATTACATGCGAATGAGTTGTCGGCATTATATTTTTTATCTAACGACACATCATTTGGCGGGTTTGTTCAATACACTTATTATGATAGTGATGGAAACACTCCAATGCAAACCAATGTCAATTTAACGTCATTGCTTAAATACCACAATGCTATTCCAGTTAATTGGATTGGAGCAGACCCAACGGCAGTTAAAATGCGAGTTCGTTTAATTAGAAACACAAGCGTTGCAATAACAGAAGAGCGATATTTTATTTTAAATAATACTGGTTGTGAGACAAACCAATTAACGTGGTTAAATAAACTCGGCGGTTTTGATAGTTGGGTATTCACTGGCGGATTAGAGACCACAATCACTCAATCAAAAGAAAATGAAATTGAATACCCATTTAACACAAACTTTTTTACGCCTTACGCAATAACATCTTATCGCTCAATTAATTCAAGTAAGCAATTAAAGGTTGCTCATCGTTGCGAAAATAACGAAACGGCTGAATGGTTAAAAACAGAATTAATAAACGCAGCAGAGGTTTATATTGTTGAAGACGAAATTTACAAGCCAGTTTTAATCCAAAACGCTCAAATAAATTACTCATCTTATCAAAAAAACTTTATTGTTTCGTTTAATTTAAAATTTGCTTACCCTATTAACATTCAAACTCGCTAATGGATTACGCAGAAATCATTATTGATGGCAAATATACTTTGGAGTTGTCTGGTGCAAATATTAGCATCCCGACAACCTATGAATTGATTGACATCACAAATTTGAATAGGCGTTCTGGAAGTAAAACAAAAACCATTAGCATACCGAGAACAAAAACAAACGATAAAATACTGGGTATTCCTTACAATTTATCGGCATTTAATCAATTTGATAAACTTAGCAACAGACAAATAACAATCAAAAAAAATAGTTTTGTTCTATTTAATGGCTTATTTAAGTTAAGTGATGTAACAAGCGAAACAATTAATCTTTACGCTTTTGCTGAGTTGAGTAAATTAAAAGAATTGTTTGGAGAGAAAACATTAAACACGTTAAACCTTTCAGACTTAGACCATTTATATGACGAAACCATATTTGATACATGGCAGGGAATTTATCCAGTAGCAAACGAAGACTATTTTTATCCGCTTATTGATTATGGTCAATATGATGGCAAAACGCCTATGGTCGATTGTGAGTTGCCAAACCAAGACATTAAAATTTCGCATTTAAAGCCTGCGGTTTATTTAAAGCGAATCATTAAGCAAATGATTGTCGATAGTGGTTACACAATGCAATCGACATTCTTTGACAATCCGACTTTGGAAAAGTTAATGATACCTTTTACCAATAACGACTTTTTGCATTCAGTAGAAAACACATTACAATTAGAGGGATTTGATGGGGCAACCGCAGAGCCTTACGAAATATTGGATGGCACAACTGGGCAAGAAAATATTTTAATTGATTATATTATAGCCGACCCATTAAATCAATATGATTTGGTTAATAACGAATTTTTTTCCGCAATAACTCAGACATCTTTAGTTAGTTTTACTTTTGGCTATTCGATTACAAATAACTCTATAAATGTCCCTGCGGAATTATTTATTGAAACTTATGATGGTGCAACGTGGACAAACTTTGACACAATTTCGTTGAGTGGTAATTATCAAAGCAATAATTTTCAGCAATTTACGAACGCTTACAATATAACATTTGCGCCAAGCCAAGGATTAAGATTTAGAATTAATAAAGTCGATGCAATTGCTGACATATTAGTAACATTAAATTTAACAATCGACCCCAGTGCAGGCGGAAAAACAATTGAATACGGCGAGTTTGTGCAATTAGCGCCAAATTTACCGCCAATAAAACAATCCGACTTGTTTAAATATTGCTATCAAATGTTTAACTGGGTTGTTTTTGTAAATGAGGTTACTGGCGTGGTATCAATAGAGACATTTGCTGAGTATTATCGCAATGGCGGACAAAAAAGTTTTAGCGGAAAATTATCATTGAAACCGAATCCAGTTATTGGATACCAACAAACAAACATTTCTCGCAAATACGATTTTAAGTATAAATCAGACGAAAAGGATTATTGGTTGACACAATATAACTTGAGGCAAACAAAGGCCGCACAATACCCATTCGGCAATGGCAAATACTATTTAACACCAGAGGGGGACGCAAAGACAATTGGAGAGGTTGGTTTTTCGCCTACAATTATTGAAAAGACTTTCAATGGCACAAGTCCAAACTATATTTATTTGCCAACCATGTGGCAGGATACACGACCAGTAGAATTTACAACCGATAGGAAACCAAGGATTTTAATTAATGCAGGATTAATAGATATTTCCAAATTGTCGGATGTTTACACTGAGTTGTCAACCGAGGGCACAACGTGCGTTGTGACTCAAGTCCCATTGTGTTATTTTCAAAAGGTTAAATATAATGACACCGATATTGATGCGTTTGATTTGAATCTGGCATTTAGCACACCAATTGGAACTGGCTTTATGACAAGAAATTTGGTCGATACTTATTATAAATCTATTATTGACCAATTAAATATTTCCGTATCTTTGACTGCATATTTTAATTTGACTGCCAGAGACATAGCAGAATTGGATTTTTCGCAGTTATGGTATGTGGAATACTTTAATTCAATTTTTAGATTAAATAAAATAATAGATTTTGAGCCAAATGGCAAAGGATTAACAAAGGTTGAATTAATAAACGTGGGGGTTAAATTTGATTATGGAGACGTTTTCACACCGATACAACCAATAGAGTACACATATTTGAACACAGAAATTTTAGAAGATATAATAACTGAAAATAATAACGACATAATAATTTAAAAAAAAATGGCAAAGAAAAAAATAAGCGGACTGCCTGCGGGTAGCGCTCTAAATGGAACTGAGTTAGTGCCTATCGTTCAGACTGGCACAACTAAAAGAATTACAACGCAGGACATTGCAAATTTAGGCAATTCAAGTGGCGTTGAAGGAAGTGGTACAATCAACACACTGCCAAAGTTTACGGCATCGTCAACCATTGGCGATAGTAAGTTTTTTGATGACGGCACAAACCAAGGAACTGAAACGACAACTGCGGTTAATCGTTTTATCATGTCTGCAAATGCTTCGATTGCAAAAATCTTTTCATTCAGAAGTGCGAATTTGCCGAGATGGGCATTTCGTGTGGATGGAACTGAAAGTGGCGCAAATGCAGGAGCAGATTTAGCAATAAGAAGATACAATGATGCGGGAACTTATGTTGATAGTCCTATATTTATTAAAAGAAGTTCGGGGAATATTGGTATTGGAACAATTACTGCGGGTTCTAAATTTCAAGTTACTACTACAACAAACGAAAATGTTGCAATAGGTTCTTTATCTTCAATTCCAACAGGAAGAACTTTAATTTTACAAACAACTGCTTTAGGTGGTTCAATAGAAACTTATTCTTCTTTAACTGCTGGATATATTCCTTTATTATTAAATCCAAGTGGTGCAAATGTTTTAATTGGTACGACTACAAGTTCAACTTTTTTATTAGATGTAAATGGTACTGCAAGAGTGCAAGGTAAATTAACAAAAGTACAAACCACAGCAACACAAATTTCATCTGAATTAGCTAATTCAAATACACAAGGAACGGCTCAATTACAAAAAATTGTTAGATATTATCCGCAAATAGCTTTAGCAACTAAATTAATTATACCTTTTGTTTCTCAAAGCAATTTAAATAGTACAACTTTTGTTAGAATAATTGGACATTCAGCAAGTTTTAATAGTAATGTGCCACAAGGATTTAGTGCCGAATTTGCGGTAGGCCATTTAACATCATTGTCAAATTTATCAACATTAAATAGTAGTGGAAATATTGCATCAATAGCTATTAATGGAATGAATATAGAAATAACATTTACTTTACCTTATACTCTTTCGACTGTTAATGGTCTTTTTACCACAATAGAATACATGACAAATAATGTTAGTTGGTCTATTAATGTTGCTAACATTACAATGAATTAATTTATATATTTGTTGCATGAACAAAGAGGAAATATTTGGCATTGTTAGTCAAGGACTAAACATTGCAAACACAAAAGGTGCATTCAATTTAGATGAAAGCGCAATTGTGCAAAAAGCACTATTAGAATTAAAAGAAATTTTAACAATTAAAGACGAAAAAAATGATTCAGTTGAAACCAAGTAAAATCGGAATTTTAGGAACTATCACACAAATTGATGTTTTAGTTTTACCATTTCAAACGAGCGCAACAAGTTGCTCAACCTATTACAAGTTATGTGATGCCGATGGCAAACAATTAGCAGAGGGAAACATTGCATTGACTGAAGAGCAATTCGCAGCATGGGGAACGGACAATAGTTATGTTTCTGACATCGTGATTGCTGAGTTGGGATTGGTAAAGGAATAATTTAACGGCGGTCGGGTAACTGGCCGCCATTTAAACAAAGGAAATGGCAGACGAGAAGTCAATAGTATATAATGTCGATATTCAGTTCGGCGAACTCCAGAAAAATCAAGAAGAGATTAAAAAAAGAATTTCTGACTTGCGAGAGGAGCAATCGAAGTTAGACGTTTCAACTAAAGAAAATCAAAAGGCTTTTCGGGATAATAACGCCCAGTTAAAAGCATTAGAGGGACAATACAAGTTGAACGAAAAATCGATTGGCGATTTATCGAATGCCGAGAAAGCAAACACAGACACGACCAATTTTAATAACAACTCAATAAAACAAAATCGTGAGTTGCTAAAGGAATTGAATGCGGAATACATTAGATTGGCAAAGCCAACCAAAGAGCAGACCGATAGGCTAAAGAGTTTAACAGACACTTTAAAGGCGCAGGAATCTGCAATCGGAGACAACCGCAGAAATGTCGGTAACTATTCAGACTCATTCAAAGGATTGATTGGTCAATTCCCTGCATTGCAAAATGGATTAACTGGAGTGGGCAATGGATTTAAAGCATTGGCCGCAGGAAACCCATTTAGCTTAATTTTGATGGCAGTTACTCCATTGATTCAATCATTTTTAAAATTAGAGCCAGTAACAAACGCAATAAGCGGAGTTTTTGAGGGATTAAGTGCGACAATTACAACGATTGCGTCATCGGTTAAAAACTTTTTTGATTTGGTAAGTTCTGGCGGGGGTATATTCGATTCATTTTCGAGCGCATTTAGTGGTTTAGGTTCTAACATTGCATCCGCAGCCGCAGAGGGTTATAACTTAGTGCAGGCATTGGATGACTTAGAAGACGCAGAGCGTGCAAACCAAGCGACATTGGCGCAAACAAATAGGGATGTGGCTATCTTAATTGCACAATCAAAAGATAGGACTAAGACAGAGCGAGAGAGAATTGGTATTTTACAAGAGGCAAACAGATTAGAAGAGGAGCAGTTAAAAAAGGATGAGGCATTAGCAAACAGAAGAGTTGCAATTGCAGCCAAAGCATTATCGAACGCAATTAAAACTGGGCAAGACAGAGACACCGCAGAACAAAGATTGGCAGATGCTCAACAAAAGCGATTTGAAGTGCAACAAGCTGCGGGCGTTCAAACAGAAAAAAACCAAGGCCGTATTAATGGATTGATTGAGGGCGAAGTGACTATTCGAGAAAAGCAAAAAGAGAGAGAAAAAAAGAATTTAGAAGATAGGGCAAAGGAATTAGAAAAGTTTACTGCCAAAATTAGAGCGCAATTATCTGAAGAGCAGAAATTGAGAGTTGACGCATTTAACAACGATAAGGTAATAAACGATTTAAATAGAGCGCAATTTGAGGCCAATTTAAAAGAACAATTTGCAAATGGGTTAATGACTCAAAAGGAATACAATGAGGCTTTAAAACAATCGCAGATTGAGAAAAACAACGAGGAAATTGCTCGACTTGAGGAATACAATGGAATTACTGGCGCTTATGACGACCAGATTACTGCTTTAAAAATTGCCAATCAAAATTTGGTTACTGACAATAAAATTGCAAATGATGAGGAGCAAAAGCAAGCAGATGAGGAAAAGGTGCAGTATGAATTAGAACTTGCTCAGTTTACCGCAACAACAAATGAGGAAAGGTATGCGGCAGATATTGCTATTTTGAAAAATAAAAATGCAATAATTTTAGCAGATACAAAGAAAACAGAAGAGCAAAAGAAACTTGAAATTGCTAAAAACAATGCGGCAATTGTTAAAATTGAAGAGCAAGCGTCAAAAGATAGGATTGAAGCAATGAACGCAGTTGGTCAATCATTTATGGCATTGGCTCAAATTGTTGGAGAGAGTACAGAAGAGGGAAAAGCATTGGCAATCGCAGGAACAATTATAAGCACGCTCGCATCCGCTCAAAACATTTATGAGTCAACGTCTAAGATTCCAATTGTCGGGTCAATCTTAGCGCCTATAAATGCGGGAATTGCTTTATTGCAAGGTTACCAGAGAGTGCGAGCATTGAGAGCCGTAGAAGTTCCAAGGTTTGCAGATGGCGGATTGGTTGAGGGTTTTGCAAGTGGCGGATTGTCTGGCACACGAATTGGAGCAGGAATGGGAATCCCTATTCGCAGAAAAAATGGCGACAACTTATTAGCAACAATTAAAACTGGCGAGGTAATATTAAACCAAAGACAACAGAATGCTTTAGGCGGCTCAAATACATTTAAACGCATCGGAGTCCCTGGATTTGCTAACGGCGGAATGATTACACCAGACTCAGCGATTGATAGCAGTATAAATTTTACAGAGGCATTGAGAGGCTTACAACTTGTTGTCAGTGCAACCGAAATAACAGAAGTTCAAAACAGACTTAAAGTCATAGAAACAACAACCTCACTATAATGGCAAAGGCAAAAGCAACGGCGCAGAAAACCAAATTAAATTTCGGCAAACGAAAATCTGGCAGAGCAGCCAAAGCAAAAAAATTTCAACCAAAAAAATATAAAGGACAAGGCAAATGAACATTGAACGTGAATTTTACACCAGAATTGACACCACTTTTGGCGATTGCAACAACGTTGCCTATCATTTAGCCGAGAAATGTGCGCTAACAACTGGCGACATGGAGCGATATTTAATTCGTTGCGAATACGAAGAGCAAGTCATTAAGAATAAAAAAAGCAAAATGATTATCTATGCAGACTTAGCAGAGAAATACTGCAAGTCGATTCATTCGGTCATCTATATTGTAAAGAAAATCTAATTGTAAAAACTTTACAAAAAGCACATTTGTATTTCCGCTAACTTTGTTAACATGGAAATTTACAATTTGCTAATCAATAAGGACATCGGAACTGACAAGGGCGAACTCTCGGCCGATTACGTTAGGTCTGAAATTTCAAAGGCACATTCACAAGGGTCAAAAGAAATCAAATTGATAATTAACTCACGTGGCGGGTCTGTTTACGAGGGTTTTTCTATTTACAATGACTTGCAGGACGCAGGTTTAAAAATTACGGCATACATTCATGGTTTTTGTGGCTCAATTGCAACTCTAATTGCATCTGCGGCATCTTATGTGGAAATGAGTGAAACTGCTCAATATATGATTCACA